GGGTTCGGTGATGTAGGTGAGTTGTGTGGTGTTTCCTACCATCTTGTTGTATCCGCGCTGTTGCTCGGAAGAGAGAGTCATCTGGTTCCAGATGTGCATCCAGTCACCATACTGGCGGTCTATGCGCTGACCTCCAATCTCGACCTCAACCTGAGCGACGAGTTGCTCTCCAATAGAGTCTAACCAACGAGCGTAGACTTTGCCGCCAGTAGCGGCCATCTGTTGGTTAATCTCGGGGAGAGTGACCTGAAGGTAGGTCCTGTAGGCAAGATCTCCGTTTCTGGAGATAGTGCAGGTAACACGGCGACCGAAGTCAGCCTGGCCAGAGAAAGTCTGTTCAATAGACTCCATGGCGAAGTTAGTGTGGCGTCTGTAAGACACCTTCCAGAAAGTGATCTCAGGAGTTCCTGTAAGGAAAACGTCCTGGGCACCGTAAGCGACAAGTTGCATCAATGCTCCTCCCATTTTACTAGTATATTATAGAAAAAGAAAATAATTTCAAAATAAACAATAAAATAAACAATAAAATAAACAATAAAATAACAATAAAATCCCCCATTATAGTAAAAACATTTAAAAACCCCCTAAATAATAAGGGTTTTTAAATTTGAATACGTTTATGCTATTATTATAATCATAATAAAAAATAATTAACGACAATGCTATAGACAGCAGTTACAGTATCATATTTTTTTCAATGAACTGTTCTAAATATTCTGGTTGAAATACTTGTTTCTTCCCTTCGTGCTTCTTTGAAAAAACAAAGGAATCGTGTTGTTTTTTCACACACCAACCATCTTGAATCGCATTATATATAAAATTCATTTTAATTAATATTTTACGTTCCAATTCTATATGTGTCGTACTATTTGAAATATGTAAATCCATTTAATAAAATATTTATAATATAATTCTAATAAATTATCGCAAATTTACCTTATTTTCAATAATTAATTAACATAATAGTTATTTAGATACTATGTTACCATGTTATAGAAATGAATAATAAAAATGCTCCGGTAAAAGTGATGCATACCATTGACATGAAACATTGTTTTTTATTGAATGAATTCAAAAAAGATGATGAAGAGCATATACCCCGATTATTATCACTTAAGAAAACACTGACTTATAAATTGCGAAAAACAACTAATAAACAAATAGATGAACGACTAAGGTTAAAAGATGAAATCACAGCAATAGTAGTTAAAATTAAAGAATTAAAACATAAAAAAAAACAATATTTTTTAAATAATTCAAAACATATTTTCGAATATTTTGAAGATAAACAAACTATTTCTAGTGGTACTGGCCATAAAAATAATAAGAATGTATTGAATACTTTTTTTAAAATAAAGGATATATCAAATAATAGTGACGACCCAGAAATAAGAAGTAACAATATAGCAAAATATTGGAAAAACGTAAACAATGAAATAACTAATATACAAGATTATGTGGTTCCAGCTGATGTATGTCATTTTTGTTCTAATGGTGAGTTTATACCCCGCGATGAAGAGGGTATCATGATATGTAATAATATTAATTGTGGCAAATTCGTTCATTATGTATTTGACGGTTCCAAACCATCGAATAAAGAACCACCGAGCGAACCATCATACACGGCATATATTAGACTCAATCACTTTAAAGAGATTCTTTCACAATTTCAAGCAAAAGAAACTACACAAATCCCGGATAAAGTCATTGATGATATTAGAAAGCGCATTAAAAAAGAACGGATAGAGGATATTCATAAGGAATTAAATTATGATAAGATGCGAGAGATTTTGAGAAAATTGGGTTATAATAAATATTTTGAACACATTCAGTTCATTAATTCTAAATTTGGAATAGTACCGCCAATAATGAACGAACAATTACATGAAACACTTTGTTTTCTATTCATAGAAATACAAAAACCTTGGGCGGTTCACTGCCCTCCAAGTCGCACTAATTTTTTCAATTATACATACACATTATACCAATTATGTGTGCTTCTTGACCAGACGCAATATCTACCGTATATACCACTTATGAAAGATAGAGAAAAACAATTAGAACAAGACCAAATATGGTGTAAAGTGTGCGACGATTTAGATTGGGAATATCACCCGACTGTTTGATAAAATTTTAATATTGATTAAAATTTTATATTATACATTCTGTATTTACAATCCGCGGGGGAATCCAACAAGGTTGGCGCCAATACCGAAACCGGCACCACCACGAGCAGAAGATGCCATGGAAGGAACGAATACATCGAGAACGGAGAATGTAGCAGCCGCGGTGAGGGCAATAATGACGACCTCTTCAATGTTGAGGGATTTCTTGGGTATCGCATAAGCTGCGATAGCAACCATGATACCCTCTACAATGTACTTAATCGCTCTCTTGACAAGTTCGCTAAAATCAAATCCAGGCATTATATTATATGTAAATAAAATAAATTTTTTATTCTCAAAATAATATTTATTAGTGTTAATTTATTATAGCGTAAAATAATACTTAAAAACTAAAACCACTAAACTATATATATATGTCAGGTTTTGAGAGAAAAACATTAAATGATGGATCCACTAACCCCAAATACATCGATCTTTGCGATGAGGACCCTATGATTTCTGGTCAGAAATTTGCCTGTATGTCTTTTGTTTCGCCCGAAAAAATTCTCAAACAACGAGAACTTTTCATATTCGAAAAGTTTATTTCGGAGTGGGATTTTACTAAATCTATGATGAAAATGAGTGATTTCGTCAATTTTCTATCTTATAAATATAACCTAAAGGTTGATGATACGATGAAGGATTTCCAAGAGTATGTAAAAGAAGAGCACGACAATTTAAGAGATACGTCATTAGAAGACGATTTGAAGACATTTATGGATAAGAACGAGACCAAACTAAATGAGGAATTCAACCGAAAGCACGAGTTCCAGACTTCTGTGAGAGGTCTCAAATTGCGTGGTGTTTTTAATACTCAGGAGGAAGCGGAAATGAGATGTAAGAAGATACGCGACTTTGACCCACATCACGATATTTTCGTTGGTCCAGTTGGTATGTGGATTCCTTGGGACCCTGATGCGTATAAGACAGGACGCATCGAGTTTATGGAGGATGAACTAAATCAATTACATAACGAGAAGAGTGTAAATGAATCAAGGGCGAAAGAGGAATTTGATAAACGCGTGAAGGACGCCAAGCGCAAGGCAATTGAAGAGAATATTAAAAAGGCGAAGGAGAGTGGAAACGTTCTAACACAGAGTTTAAATGAGGATGGTGACCTTGTCGGCGTTTCTGAAACTGTTAATTTTGACGAGCGCGAAGAAGCAGACGCCACGAGTGTAAGTCTTCGCAATGAACTTGTTCGCAATAACGTCATCGGTGGTGGTGATTGAACAAGTAAAGGCGATTAATACTATAAATTATAAAGTAATGCGTTACGTTATAATTATATTCTTTCAAAGGTGTAAATAGGCACTTATAATATGCAGATTGATCTAAACCGATGAACATTTGTTTCGGTCATTGACCACAAAGAATATAAATCCGCTTTCCCTGAGAAGGGAGGATTGAATTCTTCAACGGTTTAATTGTTGTTTGAATAATAATATCCTTCAAATATTTTCTTGTTCTTTACATTCCTGCTCATGGTTGCGGCACTCATATTCTCATCAGTTGCTGCTTTCAAAATTGTTTCCCATGTGTTTATTACTTGATTAGACTTCGTACATATTTTTTTTACCATTTTGCCCGTAGATGATGTTTTCTTGTGTTGGTATTCATCGTCCTGTTTCAACGACAAACCGTAATAACCTTCATTACTTGTTGTAACATCCCAAATAGTGCCTTTCATCACATATTGAGAAGTGTTCAAATACTGCTTAAGTTCTTTCATGTCGTCATTGCCAACCGGTTTGTTCAACTTCTTCTTCCATCGTTGATACTCTGCCAATAATTTCGAATTAAGAATTTTACCACGGGGAGAAAACCTACATACTTGAAATAAGAAGGTTTCGGTATCGTTATTTTCCAAACGTGGTTTATATTCAATTGGTTTCAACTGAATACCTACATATCCATGAACAATTTGATTTAAATCTTGTTTTTGTAACCGTTTAGGTCTGAACCGTGTGTCCATATATTCTTTCAACCGATGGAACATTGCCTTGGTCGGTTTCACGCCATTCCAAATTCGGAACTGACCTTCCAAATTCACGGAAGATTCCTCCACCTCATTATTTACAAAGCAGCATTCTTCCACAAACTGGTTGATTCGCTTGGTCTGTTCATCTTCTTCAACTATTGGTTGAGTTGTATG